CCAGAGTCATAGCCCACATGAGGCTCGTTAGTGCTTCCAGAATTAAAAACAACCGGCGTTCCAAAGGTTATGTCAGTTCCACTAACCGTGCCTGTGACAATCGTTCCATAGTTAGAATTGTCTATGTCTTTGTAAATAATATGATGTTTGTTTAGAGATGAATTAAAAACCGCATTGGTGTCTTCTGCCCCGCCTGACTCAAACGTAGCAACAGTGCCAAATGACACTGAATTGTCTCCGGGGGTTATGGTTGCAACACGCGCTTTACCTTTCATGCTGTCGCCGTTATCACTAAAAAACACAACACACTTCTGAGCGTTAGAGTCGTAAGTGACAGCGATATACATTGATTTCCCTGTCTCAAAATAAACTGTTGATCCAAAACTAATTGAATTGTCTGAGGCGTCTACCTGAGCAACAGCGGCCCCACCCTTCTGACCACCAACTGAATTGTCCATAAACGCAACCAGCACTCTGGCGGCATTTGCATCATAAGCACCATCGTTGTAAGCAAGCTCTGCGCTTGCTCTCACATTGACTGCGGTGCCTGTACTGACAGAATTATCAGAGCCATCGATTTGGGCTACTCGTCCTTTAGTCGGGCCGCTAGCACCTGATCTATTTACGATCACAAACCGTGCATTTGAAGAGTCGTAAATAACCGCATAGAAAGAAGAGTTATTCGTATCGAACTCATTCGCACTACCTTGCGCTAAGTCATTTCCTGAGATTTGCGCCACATCACCATCAGCCTCAACAATTAAAGGCTTGCCTGCGGTAATTGAGCCGCTGGCCTTGGCCTTGAACCTTCTTGGCAGTGCTTCACCTATAGTCTTCATTCTTTCACCACCAACTCAGTAGCTGATATAGCTGTACCGGCTAGGACAGACGGCGATCCTGCTGTAGTGCTGAGTGTGCCGTCATTCTGTACAAAGTACTGCTGACCCGCTGTCAGGCTCGTTTGATTACGGTCTATGCAACCCACCACTGCTACAGTGGCATCTTGTCCGTTTGTATAGGCTTGATCGGTGATGCCTATGTAGTTTTCCGTTGTAAGGTTTGTGGTAGTGCTTCCCGCTTGGAAAACGACACTTTTGCCCTTATTGGAATCGCCTTCATCTTCATAGAATATGACTGTTCTTTCCGCATTAGCGTCATACACAATGCCATATTCGTCAGTCGCACTGTTTTCAATCACCAGTGCGGTGTCAAACGAAATAGAAGTGCCGCTTACCGTTCCGGTTATAACAGTTCCATAATTAGAGTTATCAGTATCTTCATACCCTATGACAATCTTACCCGTACTAACATCATAGGCGGTTGCTGTTGCGTTTATGCCTGCCGCCTCGAAAACCACGGCAGTGCCAAAAGTAATATCCGTACCGCTGACCGTGCCAACTATTGCAGTGCCGTAGTCTGAATTTGCGGTGTCTTTATACGCAATTACGACCTTTCCAGCACTACTATCGTAAGCCGCAGATATGCGGATTGTTGTGGCGCTTTCAAACTGAGCCTGAGTGCCAAAGCTAATACCCGTTCCAGAAACAGTTCCTACCTTAGCGACTCCGGGCTTTCCTGATCCTTGAGCATAAACAACCACGGTTTTGTTGTTACCAGAATCATAAACACAATCTGGAACGCCATAATCAGTGTCTGTTGCAATTGATGTTTCTGAGCCAAAACTAATAGATGTGCCTGATACAGTTCCGACAATAGAATTTAAAGTGCCACTATTTTGATAAACACAGACAATTTTCTGTGCAGTAGAGTCATAAGCGGCGTGGCAGTCTCTTGTTGTCGCGCTTTTGAATGTAACAGGCGACCCAAAACTTATTCCTGTACCTGAAACAGTACCGACAACAGCTGTGCCATATTGACTGTTACTAAAATCTGTATAAAAAATGACAATCTTGCCAGCGTTAACATCATATACTGTACTACATTCCAAGGTAGTTGCACTTTCAAATACTACGGGAGTGCCATAGCTTATTGAGTTATCGCTACTGTCAATTGTTCCAACTGCCGCAGTGCCGTATGAGCTATTGTCTACATCTCTGTAAGCCACTACTATTTTTTGATTAACAGAGTCATACGCCGCACCAAAATTAATGTTAAAGCTGTCTTCTATTGCAACTGGTGTCCCAGCGGCTTGCGATACGGTTGTTTCAGTAATTGTTTTTACCTTGCCGCCGAGATCTCGGAACAGTGTTCTTGCCAAGCCCTTGAGGTTGCCTGCTCGCCAAGCAAGTACAACTTTTTCTGCGTCAGGGTCATAAACAGCGTCCATTGAAACTGACGTTGCTCCGGCATCATCAAAACTTGCGGAAGAACTAAACGTCAAAGTTGTTGCGCCAGAAGCTATTGTCGCATAGACATAGTGACTGTAATCAGTAGCCGTGGTATCTCTAAAGGCAATCAGGGTTTTGTTAAAAGAAGCGTCATAGGCCGTGGTTAGGCTGTCCTCACTGGTGTTGACTGCTCCTGTGTGAAATGTAGCAACCGTACCAAAACTTACTGAGGTGCCACTGATCGTAGCCACTCTTGCCTTTCCGTCTTGGCTATCTGCAAAATCAACGAAAGAAACAACAAACTTGTTGGCCGTAGTATCAAACGCCGCATCGGGCAACATAGTTTGCCCAGACTCAAATACCGTTGCGCTACCAAAACTTATTGATGTACCCGAAACCGTACCCACGATGGCTGTCCCAGCATCGCTGTTACCGCCGTCAACGTAAGTGATGAGCATTTTATTGTTGCTGGAGTCAAAATGCGGCTTGTTATAGTTTGATTGTGCGCTTTCAAATACAACGGGCGACCCAAACGAGGGAGTTGTTCCGCTGATTGTGGCTACAATAGCGTTACCGTATTGCGAGCTTCCCCTATAAGTAATGACAGATTTGTTATTACTGTTATCAAAAGCAACGCCAGTATTCGCATCGAGCGCGGCGCTATAAAACACAACCGCAGAACCAAAGCTGATTGAGTCAGAAGAGACTGTGCCGACTATGGCAGTGCCGTAATTAGAGTTACCGCCATCCTTGTAAACGATTAGCACTTTATTGTTGCTAGAATCAAATGTAGCTCTGCAATTCTCTACGGAGGCCGATTCAAAAGTGACAGGCGTACCAAAGGTGATACTACTTCCTGACACTGACCCAACTACAGCCTTCCCGTAATTGGAGTCTCCGGTGTCACTATAAGCAATAACAACCTTGTCGTTGCTTGTGTCATAAACAGTCGTTATATGACGAGCTTGGACATCAAACTCAGCCTCACTACCTTTTGCGTTTGACGGCGCGGTCACGATCACAGGCTTACCTGCCGCAATAGAGCCATCTGCTGTCGCTTTATAAAAAGCGTCCAGTATGTTGGGGTCGTTCCCAATAAAGCGCATGGCTTAGACCTAGCTTATTTCTTCGTAGCTAACAAAAACCTTGAGGTCGTTTGCGGCACTCGCTTGCGCCCCAAGACTACGATCCTCTTCTAAGTATAAAGACGTATTCTTGTCGATCACTACAAGCGTTGAGTCCTGCGGTACAGAAACTGTCTTAACAATCTCTGTAGCAGTGCCGCCAATATCGTCTTGGCTGTAGTAGCTAACTGTAATGTCAGCCGCTACAGCCCCGTCAACATTTGCGACAGTAAGGCTATTTACCTTAAACACCTTGCCAGAGCTTGCGGCATTCGACACCACAGCGGTGGCGTTAGTTGTGGTCAAGCTCACCACCGCAGATTTACCTGTAATCGTGGCGACGTTGACAATGTTCGGTGCGGCCATTTTCTATCTCCTATCCAAATACAATCGCCATCGCGATAGCTTTGCCTGTGTTAATTCCTGCACTCGCAAACGAAAGTTTACCTCCCGTTGTAGAGACAAGTGCCTGTCCGTTTGAGCTTGCTACTGCGTCCGGTAGTTCAAGCGTATAGGTTGCTCCCGCGCTATGCGGTGGTCCCTTCAACGTGACGCCGTGGGAGTTTGATTCGCAATTGAAGCGGATTGCTCCTGCGTTTGTGTTGCCGTAAAGCTCTGTGAAGCCTGTTCCATTTGGGAAAAGTTGAATGTTCCCGTTGGTATCGGTAGATTTAACGGCATTAGCATCAATCTGAATATTGTCAACGTCAAGTTCGTTCGCCGTGATTTGACCTGCCGCGCCGTACACAACGGCTTTTGAGTTGACTACCGTGTCCGCAGTAGAACCATCAACTAAATTAAGCTCTGCCGCCGTTGACGTTACGTCTGTACCGCCTATGGCTAATGTGGCTGTGTTGATTTTAGTTGTAGACAAAGCAGTGTTTGCATCAACCACTGCCGCCCCAGAACCAGCTCCGTCTAGGTAAACAATAGCGGCTTCGCCATTTGCTATAGTGACATTACCGCCAGAGCCTTGTGAAATACTGATAGATTGTGAGCCGGAGGTGGCGTTTTCAATGTACATCACCCGTGAAACATTGTTCGGCGCGATAGTAAGGGTGCGAGTAGCTGACAAGCTAGTGCCAGAGGTCACTTTGAAGTAAAACGCCCTAGCTGGATCTGTTGCTCCATCAGCTATTGTGGTGGTGGCATCTCCGTCACTAGAGAATGAAGCCTGCGTGTTGTAGCCCAAAGCCTCGCCCAGAAGCTCTAGGTTTGTGTTTGTGGTAGTACCCCATGTGCCTGACCCTTCTCCCGTAGCGAGTTCTGTCAGGCGCAGATTATTAACGTAAGTCGCCATGTTCTATCTCCAAAGCTAAAGATTTGATTCACCTGAAGCGGCAGGCACGCTTGTGGCATAAATCTTCATGCTTCGCTTCAAGGTTAAAGGTTTTCCGCAATCTGAGCAAGTGTTTGCTTCTAGCTCACTCTCATCTAAATCAAAGCCACAGTGCAAACATACAATTTCTATGTCGTGTTTGACATCAACAACACCATCAGATAGGTTTTTTGCTTCGTTTGTGACCTTCAAGCCGCTATCTCCGTCCATGTTGTTGTTTGATTGGGTATTATCTTACCCCAAACAGTGACACCTGTTAAGGTTACAGTTGCCTGAACTCCAGTAGGGTAAACATTGGCGTCAGCTGTGACTGTGACCGCCCCTAATGATGTTGTGCCTAGAGCTCCAGTTGTGCCTACGTTTGCGTCTGCAATTACTGTTGAAGAACCAAGCCCAGAGGTAGCCGCGTTACCAGTGACGGAAACAGAAACCCCTGTGCCTTCGATGACCGTTGTAGATCCAACTTGACCAGTGCTAGTGACAGCAGTCACAGGTATCAAGTTGTTGGTGATTTGTGTGGCAGTCCCGAGGGCCGTCGTTCCCACCACACCGGAGACTACATTGATTGAGCCAGCGTCTGTAGTGACACTGCCCACACTTCCGGTAGCTTCTAAGCCTAGTGAGCTACCCCAACCACCAAGTCCCCAAGTGCCTCTGCCCCACCCATCTAGGCGCACAGTTATGTTAAATACGGCTTGTGCTACGTGTCCTGTAGCTTGTACACCAGAAACAGCAAAGCTGACGGCAATGCTGGCTATCTCTGTACCTAGTGCCGTTGTGCCTGTAACACCAGACACCGCAACAACAGAATCCCCTCCGGTGCTAACAGAACCGATTTGGCCTGTGCCTGTGGGCATTGCTGGGGAATCACCCCAACCGTCGCTACTCCATGCGCCAGCGCCCCAACCACCTAGCGGGACAATTACGTCAGTCATTAGGCAATACGAATAATCGCACTGCTGGCGTCAGCCGTTGGGAACACAACTGTGAAGTCCCCTGCTGTAGATGTTTTGTCTCCACCAAAGTCTAAAACGGCAACTGCCGGATCACCAGACTGTGTATCGTTAAAAATCAATGCACCCCTAGCTGTGATTGTAGACGAGCTAAAAGTGGTGTCATTGAAATCTAAAAATGCAGTCGTGCCGGAACTTGTTGGCGCAACAGGAGTCAGCGCGTTGCCTTTTGCTGAATAACCTGTTCCACTCACTTCGTTAGTAGCTGAATACGCTGTTGTTGTCGCATCCAAACTAGCCGAGCTGGTGTACAGAGCTAGATTGAATGTGTCTGCACCTGTTCCACCACGAGTCACGGTAGTCCCAAAGGCGTGGATACCTTTAAGTATCTCCACCTTGAAACTTGTACACATTGCTTGAGTAATAGCCATTATGAAGCCCTCACAATTTACGGATAATTTTTGCCATATCGCTATGACCCTGTTTTACTAACATCGCACACAAACTAGTCCTGTCTGATTTGATAGCTTCTTTCATGTAGAACAAAATCAACTGTCGAATGCGATCCTTGTACACAAGCGCCTGTGCTTTGACCATTTCGTCAGCAGTGTCGCTTATTTCAATCAGTTTATCTACAGCCCTTTCTGTAATTTCTTCCGGTGTAAAGCCTCTGTTTTGAGTTGTGTGGACCTGTACTTGTGGAAACACGGTCGCGGCTTCTACTCCATTCATGATTGTGCAACTCTCCTAACAAGCCCTTCACGGTAGGCGTCTGTGATTTCTTTTGCTTCACCGAAGTTTTTGAGCGTTGCTATGGCTTCTGCAAAACGCTTTTCGTAGTTTGCCATGATGTCAGCTTCGCCCTTCATGTAAGTATACGCTTCAATCAATGAACCATACAACATTGCGATCTTTGCGTTTGTGCTCAACCACGTAGAATCGCTTTCTGCTCCCGCAGTAAGACTGTTAGGTCTATAAAAATAATGTAGCTCTACAGCTAGATTGCTTGCAGGGGTAGGAGCCAAAATAAAATAACCAGACACACCAGCAGGGCCGTTGCCCTCGAACAAAGAGTAGTATTTTGGGTTGCCTGTAATTGTTTCGTCAGGGTTATATTCTTGAACATAATTGACGTCTTTGTAATCTAAGAAAACAACATCATTGTCGCTATTTGTATAAGACAAAGAAAACGGCGCTAAAAAATCGCTAGGTGTCACTAGATACTTGCTACCGGCAGTGGTGTTTGCAGACACATTTTTACGGAAAAACGTCAACTGCACATTCTTGAGTATGCGCTCCTCAGCGGCCTCGATAAACAAAGGCAAGTTAGTGACGAAACTCGTTTCTGTGTTTTGTGTGTAGTCTTGTATCGCCTGTTTGAGAGAACTGAATGTAAAGCTCATGATGTGGTCACCGTCACGTTACCAACCACACCTACAGCGATTACAGGTAGTTGATCTGGTTTTTCTATGGGCGGCACACCTACATAGATATTGTAGGGCTCTATTCTCGCTGGTCTGGGCTGATATAAAGCCTGCGGGTCAGTAGGGGTTGTTATAGGTTCTAGCTGTGGGTGCTTAGGCTCAAAACATTCTGGGCAGACAAGAAACCCCGTCCACTCTTTTTGCATATCTAAGTAACGCTGTTGCTGACCACACCTGTCACAAATGGCTAGGGCGTATATTCCTGTTGCATAAGCCATCAGACAGCCCTGTAAAAGTTTCTATTAGGAACAACCTTAAAGCTCGCTCTGTCCCTGTCTTCTTTCGCGGCTCTTGCAAACTCTTCTTCATAGACCACACGCAAAAGCTGTGTTCTGTCAGGCGCACGTTTCATACTGATGTAATAGGCGAGCCCTGCCGCCAAACAAGGGTAAAAACGGAACGGTAGGTCCAAGGTATTTTGCTGGGTGTCTGCATCGTCGATACGCACCAGCCGATCGTACACAAGCGTATAGGAGGCGTCTGGGGTGGGCCAAACCTTTACATTAGGGTTTATCTGCCTGTCGACGTAAAACTGCGTAGGGCGCTGTTGTGTGTTTTTGGTGGGGATGTTCAAAAACTCCTCACGGCTAACACGGTCGATGCTTATATCTTGCTGGTCTGTTTGTCCTGCGTTTGTTCTTACCACAGCGGACAAAATGTCTATAGTGTCTGCACCAAGACTATAGGAAGCTGTTCCTTGCACTAATGACACGGTAGATTGCTCAATTGTCCAGCGGTTGAGCCCACGGTTCGCCCAATCAGCAAACAGTAGGTTCATAGAACGCTTGGCAGACTTGAGGTCGTACCCTGTCTTAGCTTCTATCCCACATCGCTCGAACGCCTCCTCGATGTATTCTGCAACATCGAGTTCGAAGTCCTTAGAACCAGAAACAGCCACCCTCTAATCAACTCAGCTACAGGGTCCGCGCACGGATTTGCCGTTGCCTTTAGGCATACCACCGTGTCTCATTTTTTGACGACCGTAACCGTTGCCGCCCCCGCCCATTTTTTTGCGAGGCGACATCATGTCAACCATAGCTATGTTGCCACCTTTCTTTTTCATGCGCTTCATTTCGCCTCCCTCATCCTTCTTTTTACGACCAAAATCGCTTTGCATAGCCTTATAAGCCTCGGGGCTTATAGTCGTGTTCTCTTTAGAGCGTGAAGTGCCTGCTCTTTTACGAGCATTGATGTTGTCGTAAAGACCTCTCTTTTTCTTTGGCATAGTGGTTACCTGCTTTTCCTCTTGTGACCTAGTGATTGGCACTTAACCAACCAGTTTATTGACAAACGGGGTAGTAATAATCAAAAGAGCTATACCCCATATTTTCAAATCCAGTCTTCGCAAAGAATCTTTTTGGTCTTCTAGGCGTTCTTCAATACGAGCATAACGCAAGGCGCACTCTGCCTCATGCTTTTCCAATCGCGCAGTTAAGCCTTGCCCAGCCAGCACTTCTTTGACATCCATGACTACCAAGCCTTACAAGACCAATAACGCGCACTAAATTTATCCTTTGCTGTGTCACAGTTATGACGAGCTCTAAAATTCTTGCGCCGTCCGGGTTGGTCTTTTTTGATGCTCATATTTGGGTCACCAAAACGGACCAGCTTTACCTGAGACCCTTTTTTAGCCAGCACTGCTGATTTTTTGGGGCCGTTAGGGGTTCTTTTAGGCTTGTTATAGCCTGCAAAAGTTTCCCCTCGGTAGGTAAGCCTGCCAGAAGGCGTTCTTTTAACATCTTTTGTCGTAGCCATTAGGTAAAGAACACCGTGATTGCTGTGATGTTAGTGAAAGTGCTGACATGAATATCAGAAACCCGTATCCCCTCATCAGGAATGTTGACGGAATGAGTTTCACTCGCAGAAAAGTCCAAATCCAATACTACCGCACCCGCACTGCCATCCTTGATGGTAAGCCGAGGTGAACCAGAAGTGGTCAAGACTTGAACCTGACGGATGCGAGCAGGTCCTACGGCGGCAGAACCTGTTCCTGTCAGACGTTTTGATCGTACGTCTGAGTTAGCCATAGATCACCTCTTTACGTTGTCGGTGAGTCAGACGAGATACCAAAAAACTTGAGGGCCAGAACACCGCCTGCGCCTGCTGTGCCAGAAATAACCACTTCTACTTCATCAGCTGTTTCTGTAGCCGCGCTGGTTGTGCCACCAGACATACCTAACACGCCATTACAAGGGAAGAAACCTTTGAATCCGACGGAGTTCATAGCAACAGTGATCCCGTCTACAAAACCGTCTGGGTCTGCGTCGGTTCCGATATCTTGGAGGTTGACAGCATTAGCCGTTGCACCCGTCATGGTGATAGCCACGCCCATAGGAATAAAATTAGAGGGGATTCCTATAGAAGCTTCTTTGTGCGAAGTGCCAGAGGCGGCAATGGTGATACTCGTGCTGTAGGTCGACAGTGTCATGTCACTAGTGACAGCACCAGTCGTAGCGTTTTTGATAATATTCTTGAAGCCGTTTTCAGAACGGACGGGACCGCTGAACGTAGTGTTAGCCATGAATAATCTCCTGTCTTGGCTAGTGTCACCCACTTTATGCGGGTGTCAGGAATTATCTACATAATACACAAAAGAAAAGGGGACACAAGGGTCCCCTTTAACTTTTTTACATTGAGAAGTTTACGCTCCTTGCGAGGCAAACACACAACGTGGGTCAGAAACACCAAAGCTGTATCGCTCTCTGGCTTTGTAGCGAACATTGCCTGTCTCAAAATCACCTTCCATAGAAGTTTTGATTGGTGAGCGGACAAAATGCTTAAAGCCATTGGGCGCATCAGTTTTGATGAAGAACGCATCGGGGTCTGTGAGGAAGTGATTCACCACATAGCCCTCTGGCAACATACCCATGTTTCTCAAAGCGTTGACATCGTTGTCTGCCGTAGACGGACGCAAGTTAGATGCCATCAGACGCTCTGCAACAAATTGCAGTGCTGGTGGAATAATCAACTTACGGCCTTGCAGAGCAACTTTCAAGCCTCGCTCATCGATAAACGCCGCAATGTCAATCATAGATTGCTCCAGCGAAGTTTCGTTGAGGTCTGCCTGAGTCGTCAAGGTGTTTGCCAGATTACCACCACCTACGGTTGGGTGAGTAAGAGCACAAAGCTCAACACCGTCACCGATGGGGAAGTTGCTGTCAAACGCATTGTTCAACACAGCGGCGGCCTTGACTTGCTTGGTATTCGCCATGCTTCGAGCCAACGCGCGAGTGTAGCGAGAGCTGAGTCGATCGTAAAGGTTGTCCTCTACGGCTTCTTCAGTGATCGCAAACGCCAGCGCGATAGTTTCGTGAGTGTAGCGAGCTGTGAACGACTCGTTAGCAGTATCGTATGCTACTGCCGCGCCCTCACCCTTGGTGGGTGCTTGCCCGAATCCAGCCAACATTACTTCCTCTTCGAATGCACGATCAGAAGTCTCATTCTCGAAAATCTCGGCGTGTTCGTTTTCGTAACGGTCATACTCCATACCGAACAGAGCGTTTAGTCCTGGCTCCAGTTCTTTTAGGAGTTGGGAACGAGTAATAGCCATTTCCTATTCTCCTTATACACCAGCACCAGTACCGTTAGCATTGTAACGATAGAAGTGGTTATTGAGTTGAACGATTGCCAAACGCCCAGCCGCTGTCGCGTCATCATTAGAAAGAGTGTCCTCAAATCCAATGATACGCAAGTTCAGCGTGTTGGTTGTGTTGGCGGTTGAGACAGCCAGTTCAGCACTTGACTTGCCAGTAGTAGCATTACCGGAAGTGGCTGTACCGAAGTTGGCGTTTGCGTGGACAAGGCTGTCTGCGGCGGCGGCATCACAATTGATCAAAAACAACTGATCAGGATGTGCGGCTATCAGCGCAGTAGCGTCAGTGCTTGCCTTGACTGATGAAGTTCCGGGCCACTTGTTCGCAAAAACAGGCGTCCCATCAAGGCCAGTATACTGACATCCAATAAAAGCACCCAGTAGTGGCACTGTACCACCAGCGGCGGCTCCAACAATATCAACCAAACCATTTGCTAGAGGAATAACGGGAGTTCCTTCGTAAATTACACTGGAAGTACCCGCTGTGCTCGAGGTTTGGATCTTGAAGGACATCACACCATTGGTGTTAGCACCAGCACCGAGCATTTTGTAGGGCCGAAGCCCAAAAGCGGCATCTATATTTGCCATTGCTCAGATCTCCAATTTAATCGGTAGAGTTACTACCCCCACCGAAAGTTACACGAGATTGCCTATTATTTTCAATAGGCATAGACGGATGTTGCTCCCTCATGAGATCATTATCAACAGCGGTAATTTGATCTTTTGCCTTTGTGCGGTAAAAGTCATTGCGTTGTTGCCTAGTCTCTAAGGGAAATCTTGCAAGTACCAAACCACCAACACCTATCACTCCGGCGTGTTTGCCGTCTTGTAGTGTTGGGGCCTCAAAATCAGGGTACTCATCAGCGCGAACAAGTTCGAAGCCTTCGCGTAGGCGAGCAGAGAGGTTCTTTTTATCGTCGTATCCCATGACTGATTCACGGACCCAACGATGTACAAACCCTTCCGGTGCGGGGGGTGCGTCCAGTGTTGACGGGGGTCTCCAAGGTTGTGCTCTGGAGGTTTTTGCCCTAGTTTGGGCAGTGCGTGGGCTTTTATCTGTCATAGATTCCTCACGTGTTTTGTTGCATTCGCAGTAGTGACTGCGCGTACTGTTTCTCAGTTATACCAAGTTTTTTGGAAATTGCAACCTGAGATGGCGTAAGTTTCACACTTGTTTTATTACCACCAGTGCTTGACCTGCTGGCCCCAGCGACTTTGGGTCCAGATTTTTTCTTAGGTGCGTCTTCAAATTTGTGCGGGAACTCTGCACGAAGTCTTTTGTCAACCTCTGCATAATACTCATCTGACTGTGGGTCGTAACCCTCTTGCTCCGTCATTTGTTTGTGCATATACAATGCAGTGATTGTCATGGGCTCATCAACACCAAACCACTCGTTCTTTTCGGCCCAAGCCTCTGCTTTGGGGTCTGGTTGAGCAGGCTGTTGCGGTTGCGCGGCTTGCTCAGGCTGTACGGGTTGTTGAGCTTGCGCGGCTCTTCTTGCCTGTTCTGCTTTTACATAGTCAAGCCTTTCACGCTGGCTGGCTAACGTCGCAAGGCGTTTGTTTGCTTCGAACTGTGCGTCTGTGTCGCCAACATCATTGGCACGCTTGAGGTGTTGTTTTAACAACTCCTCTTCAGTGTTGACTCTGTTCTCAAACTCTGTGACATACGAGGTGTCAAGGGAGGTAGCCCTCTGCTTTTGTTCTTCCAACTGTTGCTGGACAGACTGCGCGTACTCAATAGCGGCTTGTTCTCTACGCTCTGCTTCGCGCATTTTTGCCGTGAGCTTGCTGATGCGTTTCTCTACGCTTTTGCTGTAGTCTTTGTGCTCATCATTTTCGATTTCGGCCTCGGACTCAGCTTCAGTCTCAGCGGCTGGCTCTTCAACAACAGCCTCTTCTGTTTCTAACTCTACCTCAACGGCGGCTTCTTCAGCTCCGCTTGTGGTTTCTTCTTTCACTTCTTCAGGCATGGTTCCTCTCCATGTTATAGATGCAGGATATCTTCAGGGCTGGAAATTTTGGCTAAAATTTCATCGTCGTTGAGTAACCTCACCTCACCGCCTTCTATCTTGAAGCGGCTACCAGCATATCTGCCAAAGATTACCCAATCGCCTTTTTCACACCAAGGCTCAGCGTTTTCACCAAACTTGTCTAAATCTTTATAGGCAAGCGGCCCCATTTTAAGGACATAACCACAAACCGTAGCGACTCGCTCTTTTTCTTGTGTTTCTGATGTGAGCAAAATGCCGCCATCTGATTTTTTCTTACCTTGGTAAGGTAAAATCAACACACGCCATCCTGTAGGGGTAGGCAATCTATCAAGGGCGGTTTGGGGGAGTTTGTCTGGGTCTAAAACAACGTCATCAGCATCGACATATGCTTCTGCTAATAATCCGTTGCTTTGTGGTGGTGTTTGAGCTCTTTCCTGTGCGATGTGTTCTGGTACAAGCAATGAATCAGTCATTTTCTTGGCTTACCTTATTTAGCAGGAGCTTCAACTCCTGTTCTGTTGTTGCAAGTTCTCCGAGCTTTGCTCTGAGTTCCTTGAATGCGACGAAATCTGCAACTGGTCCGTAACAAAGGGCTTCTGTCACGAGATCTTGTCGTTCACGAATATTCTTAAGCATTTTTTCATAAATGTAAAGCTCTGACATCAAATATACTCGCCTGTTCTCACCATTTCTGCTATTTCGACTGCTCTTCGGCCTACTTGTTCTGCCCAACGTGAGTCTAAGAGTTCTTTTGATGCAGTTTCCCAATCTTGTTCAGACATGGCAAACAACGCTTTTTCAAATTTTCTCAGTCTTGACAACCCTAAATTAAAAACAAGGTTGATCATGGCGTTTTTACGCACTTCGTCTAGCTTTTCAAACCATACAAAGTAAGTGGTGAGTTCTTGCTGGCATCGCTTGATATCGTTTTGTAAAAGGTAGTCTATTTCATCATCGCTGAGACCGAGGCCACCGTTTTCATCTATGTTTCTGCCTACACCAATGGTCACATACCCAGCACTGCATTTGTAGGCGTGAGACTTTACTCCTTCATGGCGGCGTAGGAGTTCGATTGTTTTGTCCATTTAGATACTGCCGTCGGGTTTAGCCAGTGAAGCTATTCCTTGTGCTGTAGAGACGTATGGATTTGGTGGCGGGAGTGCGTTTGGTGGCGGGGGTGCATTTGGAATAGTACCCAATAAATTCATAAAGGTTGTTTCCGCTCCCGCAGGAGGAGTGGTAACGTATGGGTTACTGAATGTATTTGGACTTGTTGGCGGCATAGCACTGGGGACCACTATGTCTCGTGGTACAGGTGGGGGTGCAGGAGCGGCGTCTGTGGGTGGTGTGTCTGCAGGGTTATTACCAAGGAACGTGGCAAAATCAATACCTCGGTAAGGTGCTCCTCCCGTATTGTCTCTACCTTGACCTCTCAAGCCATCTCTTTGTGAAGGGTTATACAAAGAACCACCGACTACATCACTACCCTTACCGTAATAACCTGTGTCTTGTACAACGTCACCTGTGTTTGGCGGCACAGTAGGAGTAGCGCCCGTATTGTCGGGTGGTGTGTAGCTGTCATTGTAGGTATATCCTGGATGTGGAACAGTCACCGTTTCGCCAGTGTGGGGGTTTGTAACTGTAGAAAGAACCATAGGATACGCTTTGTTCGGGTCTGGCGGGTTAATCCAATCTGGCAAGTTATCCAAATCTACCATCGGAGCTTCTACTGGTTGTTTTATTTCACCACCACCACCACCACCACCACCGAGGAAGGTTGCAAGGTCTATATCTTGCGCTCGTGATTGCAAGCCTGTTGCAAAATTTAATCCACTACCTGTAGCCGCACCCAAGGGGCCGAGAACACCCAGATCGATGTCTGCAGGGATTTCAAACACCTGACCATTTTTATCAACAATTTTAATCACATTAGGATCTGATGGGCTTGTTGTTTGTTGGTTAGGGTCTGCATACGCGGGGTTCCCGCCGAGGAATGTAGCAAAATCTACTGACTGTACCACGAGCTACTCCTTTTTGCCCAAAAATAGACCGAACGCACCAGTAAGGGCTCCGGTCATGACCGAAACTAGTGCGGCCTGCTCGGGATTAGGGTCAGGCAACGACATGAACCATTCTACGGTGCGGTATGTCATGGCAATCATAGCAAACATCAGTATGCGTGGGATAATACGCCACGCATTGAGTTGTTCTGGTGTCATCTGGCGTTCCTCAACTTCATCAGTTTACTAGCACCACGTACTCCAAAGCTAGCAGATACCGCAAGGAATAATAAATACTGATACCAATCTGGCAGAGTATCCAGAGCGTGAAAACCGTCAGCCACACGCATAAGAATATCGGGATCATCAACCACAATAGAGTAACCAACACACAAGAGGGGGATAGATAAGATAACTGTCCAGAACTCATCTTTCCAGCTACTAGCGGAAGCCTCTGCCATTTTTTCTTCCCAGCTGGCAGTATTGCTGATGACTTCCATCTTGGCTTTGTGCTTTGCTTGAGACTGCTCATGTCTGTTATCCATCCATGATTTAGCAAGATTAGCTATCGGGCCGACCAAAAGTTGTAATGCCATGTTATCCCCTTACCTTAGTCGTACTTAGTTTTCTTTCTACGGTTCGACATGACCGCCCCACAACCGCGATGATTCTTTCGTACGTCGCCACCATTCTTTTTCTTAGTGCGTCCAGCCGCGCTAAGAGCAATCGCCACCGCTTGTTTCTGCGGTTTACCCGCTTCCATTTCTTTACGGATATTACTACTGATTGTTTTTTGCGAACCACCTTTTTTCAACGGCACTAAAATACACCCTTGAACTTTGTGCCTCGCAACGCCGCTCCACCGCCACGAGAAATTTGACTATTTGTGGCACGGTTGCTAGTGGCGTCTAGAGTGGCTTCGTTCTTTGCTAAACCACCGCCTCTGTACTTCATCCTACCGCCGTCCGTCTTTTTTGTGCGCTTTTGTTTGACAGCAGTCTTCATAGGCTCTGTAGTGTTGCCGTCATTGTCCATATCTAAAAAGTCAGGCTTGCTACCCTTGGCGAGTTTTTTACGGGCCTTTGCTTTTGGCTTACTTTTTGTAACGACTTTACTAGCCTTGGTGTGCTTTGCACCCGTGTGAATAGACCCATCTGGCATCTTATGCGTGGGACCAGTGTATTTTTTACCATCTGCTGTGAACATTGCCGCACCTCCAGTGCTCATACGTTTCCTACCTTTTTTAGGTGAAGATTTTTTGCTCGGGCTGAGCTTTTTCATCACCGAACCTCGTGAACCACCACCAGTTCCATCTTGAGAACCCCCCGTCGCAGAGGGTGTGGAAGTATCAGAAACCCCTCCCTGTATAGTGGAACTTTTTCCAGGATTCATGCTTTGTGTCAAAGCTCTATAAGCCATACCCGTGGGGCTATGCTCCGTGGCAAACTTGACAGCCATCTCAAGTGCGCGTTTGTTATCCAATTTAGCCATTATCAGCCCCCTGTTTGTCGCTGGGCTTGTTGTTGCATACGCATGAGAGCGATCTCTTCGGCAGAATCTATCCTTTCTCTGCCGAGTGCCATATTTTGTGCTTGACGTTGCTGGTCTAGAGCAAGCCGTTGTTGGTCCATCTGTTGGTCTGCTACTTGATCTTGTTGACGCAACTGTAGCTCTTGTTGCTTGATAGCAACCAGCGGGTCTTCTTCTTTTTGTGGTGGGTTTTGTTGCTGGAATTCCATAATGAGCTGTGCTTGTATCTGTGCCACCAAGTTTTCTAGCTGTTCTGGTGGCACTTGACCTGCCTGAGCATTCTGGCCCATCTGCTGTTGCATTTGTTGTGATGCTATTACACGAGCCTGCAAACCTAAATGGTCATATATGTGTTTTTCTAGCGTGAGCAACACAGGTGGTTGCATTTGAGCTACCTTACTGTTCATATACGCCATATGCACAGCGATGTGGGCCTGATGGTCTTGCTCTGGGAACGCTTGTAGCTTGCCTTGACCCCCAGCCGCCGCACTTGCCTCTTGGTTCTCGGTAGCTGGGTCACGTGGCATCTCTTGTGGCTCAGGCTTGAGCATCTGTTCAATGTTTTGCACACCCAGTGCTGTATAAACTCTGTAATACGCTTCGTGCAGATTGTGTAACTCTGGTGCGGCCTGCGCCAGCTTGAGTTGTTCCTGTGCCAATACCACACGTTGCGACATACTGAAGATGTTCGGGTCACTCACAGGTAAAATATCTATGCGAGCATCAAAATCTTGCATTTTTACCTGTGCATCTACGCCTGTTTCATACGGATACGGCTGTGGGTCTTCTGCAAAAAGCCTTGCCAGCATCTTGAGCTCTTGCTTGAGGCTATTGTGCAGTCTTTTGTGTACTGCACTCACAATACGCGCTCCGCGCTCAAGCAAAGCAATGGTTGTGCCTACGGGCATCTCTTTGTTACCGTCGGCAATGCCTATGTCAGTGTTGCCTATGAACCTTTGGGCTGACTCAACAACAAAACCCATCAACTGGAACAGTGTGGCGCTGGGTTCTTTGTAGGGCAGGGGTATCAAACTGGTGCGTAAGTCACCTCCTGGAACGTCAACGTCTCTGAACTCTCCGGGTTGTAACGGGTTATCGTCATCTGCTATCCGCAAACCTCTGGCCTTGAAGCCGCTAGGCATATTTGCCAGCGTTCCGCTGTCTATAAGCTGTCGCAAATTGCTGGTAGCTGTTCTAGACAGGTTACCCAACAAGTGTATGAGGCCAAAACCGTAAAAACCGAGTCCTGGAGTGAACTTATACTGCACAAAATGGTCAATTTTGTCTTTTTTAGGGTCTTCTTGCACAAAATTACGACGAATGCTGACTACTTCGCTACTATCTTTGCAAACAGTAACAATGTAAGGCAGTTTTATACCCGATTCTGTGCCATCTGGCAGTAAATCTGGATACTCTGGAAGGTCCAAGAAGCAATGGCACTCATAAAACGTAAGTTGCTCGCTTGGGCCGCTAGGCTCTCTGCCTTCTAAGCGGTCATACTCTTGTGTTATGTCGTCAGAATCTTCTGTTCCAGCCTTGATTTGTATGTCAGAGTAGGTTCCTGCTACCTGTAGCTTCCTAAACTCGTTCTCGCTGAGCTTGAAAACGTGTGTAATGCGCTCTGCTGTAGCTACATCGGTGGCGCTGTAAGGAACAATGACGTCTTCGGCAGGAATAAAACGGCTGACAGGCCGTCCGAGGGAGTCATCTCGGTAAATTTTCTTAAATGCACTGCCAGCCAAACCTAAAAAGTAGAGCATTTGGTCGAACTCTGGCTCGTATTCCTCCATTTCGTACATAATTTGATAATTCATGTACTCTTGAACACGCCTAGCCTGTGCTTCTACCTGTGGATTAGGTAACCCAACAATGCTTGCTTTGACAGGACCAGTGCTGGGCAACATCTCTTTGTAAGCCCCAGCCTGAAACTGTGTGACAGCTTCGTTGAGTATGGGGTGTGTTACGCCTGTTGCGCCCTCAAACGGTTGAGTTCTATCCTCATACCGTAAACCCAACAACTTGAGCCCTTTGGTGTAAGTCTCTTCCCATTCGTCACGGCTGTTTTTGTCATCATCCACAGAAGACATCACATACGCCGTAACGCCACTCAAGGTGTCTGGACTGACGAGTTCCGCTAAGTTACCGTAAAAATCCTCAGGTTCTTGGCCCATAAGCATTTCATCGGGGGCGAACTCTATTGTAGCGCCACCGTCATCTTCCATAACGACTTCGATGTCTTCAATACTTTGCGGCTGGTCGGTGGTTACTGCGGTTAGGTTGTCGAACTCGATTTGCTGTTCGTTAGGAGCGTTGAAAAGACTGCGGTCAACATTGCTGGGGCGAGGTTCTTTAGCCATCAATAATAGATCCTTCTTTTAGGAACTGAAGATTCCTCTTCGTAATCTTCGGGGTGGCGCACAAAACCTCCTTCCCGAAATCTACGCAAGGCTTGCGTCACCGTATCGACGTAATCGTCGTGTTCCCCTGCTGGGAACGCCGCACATTCCTCTACGACTTCTTCAGCCCAACGAGTCTCAGGCGTCCATACTAAACCACTTTCGAAGATTGGGGCAATGCTATTCACACGAGTTAATTTATCATTGCCTCTGCTGGGGCTGTAATTGCTCACTGGTATACCCATATTTCTCAACTCTTGGGTAAGCGGCATACCGCTGGCCTTTGCCTCAATAAGCACACACTCTGGCTCCCAATACTTGTATTCCTCTAACGCTACGCGCCGCAACTCCGGAAAGTCATACCGCCCCCGCTTGGCATCTAACAAGATTATATTGGGTGGCTCGCCCTCTACGGGGTAAAACACACCCCAAGTAGTGATAGCACTATAGTCCGCACTTGACTGTTTGCTAAAAGCGGTATCATAACTTTGGAGTATGTAACTCAACTTGGGTGGCTCGTCATGCTTCCACGGTTGCCACCACTCCCTCTTGAGTATGGCACTAACATCACTTGTGGGGTTCTGTTGCCACTGCGCCTCCCACTTGCCTACCGTCAAACTACCTTTTACGGCCAGTAAATCTTTCTTGTTCCAAAACTCAGGCCACAAAGGATTGCCCGAAGGCATAAGCGCAGGAAACTCAATAATCTCCCACTTGTCTGCCAATACATCCTTACCCTGTTGTTTTATGAGCTTACCCGTTAGGTCGTTCTCTGCCCAACGGGTCATCACTATTACTATTGTCCCTCCGGGTTGTAAGCGCTGACGGGGGCCACTGGTATACCACTCATAAGCGTGCTCTAGCGCAGTAGGGCTTAAGGCATCTTGCTCGGAGTGCGG